ATCATCTGGAGTAGAGTTTCTGTCAAGTTCGGTTCTGGTATCTGATACTTTGGTCCGATCATCTGGAGTAGAGTTTCTGTCAAGTTCTCAACTTTCTTGCGATGTGTTGATTCGCACTGAAGATTAACTAGGTACGAGCAATGGTGTATAACGTATTATCAAACTACAATTTTGAGGTTTAAAATGGCTATTATTTTATATGAAGGTTTTAATTATTCAAATTCAGATGTTGTAAAAATTGATCCAAATTATTGGACTACTAATAATAGTAGTAGTATATCTTACTCTACTGGAAGAACCAATAATCAAATTGTGATAGCTAATCATGACCCTGCGAACGCTGGTTTGTTAAATTACAATACTTTAACATTAAGCAATTTTAGCGACCCTTTGTTAACAAATAATGGTTTTGCTTTTGGTTTCTCTGTTTCCATGTTGAGATCAGCGATCTCTGGCACATCATCACCGTTTAGAAATCCATATATTGAGTTTAAAGATGATAGTAATAACACTGTATTGAAATTTAATTTGATTACAACTACATATAGTGGAGCAACTAGCCTTGGATTAGAAGTAGAACAAGGTGGTGCTGTCATAACAGTATATGACTTTTCTAGTTATGTAGGTCGTAGTTGGACCGTTACTACTAGTCCACTTATTAATGAGTTACTATACTTAGAATTTTTTATAGATGCTAAAGACCAAAATAAAATGTCTATTAGAGTTAGCGAAGATGGAGGAACAATACATGGGTACTTATTAAACTCTAATAATACACAAGAAACCAGCATCTCAGGATTTTCTTCTCTAGGTTCTGTTACTTGGTTTAGCAGCAACAGTAGATCGTATGGAAACACGACCTTAGATGACTTATATTTTTCTAAGGGGGATACTGAAGAAGAATGCTATTTGGGGTCTAGCACAAGAATACATAGATTAACTTTAAGTGCTGCTGGTAGCAAAACAGAATGGACAACAAATAATGTAAATTCCCAATATTTGAATTTGAATAATAATGATGGAGATGCTAACTACGCATACGCCTCTCTTAGTCAAAGTGGTTTAGTGTCTACATATGCTATGTCCAATATACCTTCTGTTCCATCTGGAGACTTAAGTATTATTGTAAAACCTATAAATATAGTACGTAAAACGAGCACTACTAATAATGCTAAATTTATTAATGTGATGAATAATAATGGTGGAGCAGAAGTAGATCTAGGCTCTGAGTATACGGTAACATCAACTAACTACTCACATACCAATTCTGATTATATTATCACAAATCCAATAACAGGCAATCCTTGGACGGTAAACGACATTGATAATATGCAAATTGGTATTAAAAATTTAGGTGTCGCTTCCTAATATGTGTTGATAGATAAAGGACTAATATGGTTTATCAAGCAGGACTTAATACGGCAAATTTTAATAATTGTGCTATTTGGAACGCAGCAACAGGAAATGTAACCACGGTTGGTGCTAATGGTGGTCCGAGCGCATATGGTACATATGATCAGGCAGGAAATGTTGATGAATGGGTTGCTAATAGCTATTCTTTAGGTGGCTCATATGCTGATTCTGTAAGTGGTTTAGTTATCCCATCTGGCTTAATCATAGATACATCAACAGCAGCATCTGCTGGACTGGGCTTCAGAATTGTAGGAAAAGACTATACTAATTTAATGGTGTCTTTTCAGGGACCAAAGTTTTATTCTGCCGGAAATCAATTAAATCATTCTATTAGTATTACTAATGATGAATTATTTCCAGTAGAGATGGACTTTAATTCTTCTTTGGATCCAAAAATTACTTCCAACACTTGGATAGTGTCTTACGGAGTTGGCTCGTCTGGCATACTTGGTGGTTCTGGTATTCCATCTGGCAACTTAATACTCGGGCCCTCATCATATGCTACCATTAATATGGTATCCGAGATTAGTCCATTAGCTACTTCTTCTATTGTTTTAAGTATTGAGCTATTGCTAAACGAACAATTTGCTCCGATGTATACTTCTATGTTTTCGACAACTATTTTTGCTAGTGTGAATAATGCTAGTAATTATACCCAAAGATTTGCTAATGCTAGTGGATGGAATTCTATTAGTCCCAACTCATTCTCTGTGATAGGAGACCCATCTAATGTGCCATTTTCAGGAACAGTACCTTTAGCATCTATACCCTACAATTACTTAATGAGTAAATATGAAATTACTAACATAGAATATACTACCTTTTTAAATGCTATCGATCCAGAAGGACTTAATCCAAACGATGTGTACGATAATAGAATGAATGATAATAGTTTAGGAGGAATATCATACTCTAATTTACCTATTAATGGATTAAAGTATAGCGTTAAGCCTAATATGGGTAATAAGCCTGTTAATTATGTGACCTGTTTCTCTGCGGCCAGATACTGTAATTGGTTACATAATGGAGCATTAAGTTATAGTACCACAAGCTCCAGCGATTCTGCTCCTCAAAATAGTGGAGTTTATAATATTATACCACCATTTTTTGGCTCTCCAGGAGTCATATCCTCGCCAAATTCAGCAGCTAAATTTAGACTACCATTATTTGAAGAATGGTTAAAAGCTGCTTATTATTCTGCTGGTAGTTTAAGTGGCACTTATTATTCTTACGCTAATCAATATTCTGTCACGCCATCCGGAACAGTGGCAGATATGATTACGGGAAATGGGCAATCTTTAATATATGATAATAGTTTTAATTATCAGCAGAGTGCTTTTTGGGATCCCATTTATGGCGATGGTTCTGCTAGTAGATATGGACCAACAACCGTTGGCACCAACGGTGCACCATCAGCGTATGATCTTTTCGACATGAACGGTAATGTTCGTGAGATGGTGCTTTTGCCTGGCGTCTCCACAGAATACTTATATATGGGTGGGGCGTTTGATAGTGGTGACTCATCAGAGATGATTTTGACTTCATCTTCATTTATAATAGGAGGAGCGAATAATGCTCCTCACTCAAACGCTAATGAAGGTATTGGTTTTCGTTTATTTGGTAGCATACTGGAAGGAGATATTAGAGTATCATCTATTGCTAGTGCTATTGAATATATTCAAAACGAAGAAGTAACCATCACTCTAACTATTCTGAATAATTCATCGCACAGCGTCGATGAAAATAATCTGTCTGTGGATATATCTGGTCCAGAACTAGAGTCTTTATCTTGGACCGCATCGTACCCATCTACATCATCCTCACCGTCTAGCGGACTTTCAAAATCTATTCGTACACAAGTTAGTCTGGGATCTGGTGAATCTGTTGTGTATGTATTCACTATTAAAACTATTGAGAATACTACTGTACCAATATTATTTACAGCCACAATTAATCCGCCTGCAATATTTTATGACACAAATATTACTAATAATTCCACTAGCTTAATTATTAATTCTAAACCCACTAATCTAAGCATTGAGCTAGATGGACCATTAGAATATTCTCAATTAGAAAATTTAACTTATTATTTATCAGTAAAAAATATTGGAAATTATTATATAGATAATGTTGATGTTTTACTCACTCATTCTGGAGCTTTATTAGATTCTTTTATTTGGTCGGCTAATTATACTGGCTCTAGTGGAGAACTATCAGGTACTAATGTCTTATATACTTCTTTGAGTAATATTGTACCCAGCGGAGAAGCGACATATACAATCAGTGTCGTACCATCCGCAACAACCATACAAAATTTGATACTTAATGCTGAGTTGATAATGCCTTCCGGTATATCAGATACAGATCTATCCAATAATACTTCATCATTAGTCGCAACTATCAGACCAACAGACTTAAAAGTAAGCGTATCTGCCCCATCCACCTATACTCAAAAACTACCAATACCTGTCGTAGTAGAAATTCAAAATACAGGTCAATATAGTCCGTCTACTCAATTAAATGTATCTTTTAGTGGAGCCTCATATTCTGATCTTAATTGGTCGTCTGTCTATAGTAGTGGTAGTTCTGGTCCTATGTCTGGTGTTGGAAATATTATTACTAGTGGAATAAATTTAGCAAATAGTGGTTCGGCTACTTTTCAAATTTCATATATTCCCAGTGTTGCTAGTTTAGAGCCTCTTAGAATTACTGCAACAGTATCTCCACAAAATCCTCTCACAGATAGTGATGAAAATAATAACGTATATATTAATACTCCTATTAATTTATCTCCTGTGGATATTTCAGTCAGTATGAGCGGAGACTCATTTTATAAAGATGGACAAAGATTAACTTATAATATAATAGTCAATAATAATAGTCCTAATGCTGTAAGTGGCATTAATCTAATCTCATATATTCCAACAGGAATTTCTAATCTTAGATGGGGGGCGGCTTATGTTAGTGGTAATGGACCGGTTGGGGGATCAGGAAATATTAATAGTAGCTTTTATTTAGCTAGTAGTGGATATGCTATTTATGGAATAGATAGTATTGCGGATAGTGGGATTATATATCCAATAGAAATAGATAGTTATATTAGTTTGCCAATAGTATCTGGATTAACTGATCCAAATTTATCAAATAATGTCTCATCATTAGATATACAGCCTCAGGTATATATTGACAAAGTATCATTTGTGGATAGTAACTGCGGAAATAATGGAAATATATCTATTAGTATAGGTGGTGGATTACCACCTTTCAGATATACTATAGGATCTATCTCATTCACTACATCTGATCGCAACCACAAGTTTACGGGATTAGCTGCTGGGGACTATGATATTGTAGTTATTGATAGCACAAATACTGTTATTCTGTTTCCCACAACAGTTGTTATAGAGGATAATATTCTAGAAGCCACTATTAATAATATTTATGCCCCGACACTACTAGATTCCTTCGGTATACTCAATCTATCTGTCACATGTAAACTACCATTTTCTTTGATTTTTATAAAAGATACCGGAGAACGCATAGAAATACCAGCATTTGACACCAAATATCTAGTTAGTAAATCTGATCATACATATTCATATAAAATTTACGATTTATTAACCCCTGGTGAATATGAAGCAATTATTATAGATAATAAAGGATGTAGTATCGTGGAGAATATAACGATACCTAACGCACAAGCAATGTCTGTTAACATATCTGTCATTCCCGATAACCCAATCATTATTAATAGTCCATTATTAAGTTTAGATATTTTTGATACTCTTTTAATACCATATCACTATATTCAGAATAATTCAGAATTATGGCAGCTTATTAAAAACTATAATCTTAAAGATTATATTTATATTTATATCAATAATGAAAGATATGAATTTAGAGTTGTAAGAACTATGCTAGATAAATATTGTTTAGATGAAAATAAAATTGAAATATTAAAACTTGGTAATACATCCTTAGACTGGTATTTCTATCTGTATATCGCCCCATCAATTAACTTAACCACTAACCCAGAATTTATGGGAGCCAGTATCAAAATCGGAACCACCGACGGTTCAGTTTTGTTCGATATTGTTTTGGGCTTGTCTGAAGATGGTCAGTTAGAGCAAGATCATCCGAGTTTGATTAGAGGAAGCATACTACTAAATGGGGTGACTTTTCCAGACTTAATTAGTGGTTTTTCCGCTAACATTTCTGTGGGTGTGAACGATATTGGTGAAGCGAAAAATGATTTTACCATAGAAAATATTAAAAAAACACAACTAAGAAATATCTATAATGCAGGTATAGTAACAGCCATTAATTTCTTAGAGAATATGAGTATATTAAATGAATACGTAATGATATCCCAAACTGCCTGTAACACATTGCCCGAAGACTATAAGTATTTGGTAAATATCAAAAACTTATTAGTTACTATTAATAATTGGAATAATATTGGTAATATCTACTTATTTAATGCTAAAAATATAACTTCTACTGGGCAATTAAATTGTTTTGCTAATATTGCTACGTCTATCTTAACAGAAAATGGGAATGTAGAGAATAGCTATACTACAGAATATTTTACATTTGACCAAAAAAGTAATCATATATCTAAATTTGTTCTGAATAATCAAGAAGTTAAAAATGTTGGTGTTTTGGGAGGTATAGACTCTAGATATGTCATTGCTAGAATTAAAGATAACTATAATAATTCCCCAAATTCTATTATATATGAAAATAGTTCTATAGTTACATATGATGAACACTTTGTAAAAAGTCAACAAATTATTCAACAGATTAATTCTAATATTATTAATGATTTTCTTTATGGCGATATTCTAATCTATATTCCAATATTGACTCCGGAAGAAAATGCTCCAGCTCCGCTCGATCCTAGTCCAGTATCTCCAATCCCACCCAATTTGCCACAACCCAATAATACCAATAATATTCCAATAGTGGAAATTTCTAAAGATACATCTAATACAAGTTCTTTAGTAGTTAAAGTATTTCCTACTAATACTAAGTGTATTCTGTATGGTCCTAAAAACTATCAATATGCTTTCATTGGAGATACTAATTTTATTAATGTTGTACCAGGAATTTATAAGATAATAGGAGAAACAGAAGACTTAAAAAATAAAAACTTGTATCAAAATGAATATAGGGTTATTATAGATAAGAATACCTCTATTACACAAATTATAGAATTTTTCTCATACGCCAATAGATTATTCGTTACAAAAGAAAATTATTAACTATGACCACTATATGCCAAAATATTAATACTCCAATATCTTTTACATATGTACAGGGAGGACCTGTAATAGCTGGAAATATCAAGCTAAGTAATTTTAGTTTAACTCTTGGTATAGGGTCTTCATCTTCAAATTTAGATCTAGAATTAGTTTACGATAATTGCGGAGGTTCCAATGGTATTACCATACCGCCTATAGGTCGTGCTGTAAGATTCTCTTGTGGACAACTATCTTTTGGTGGAATTATTAATAGTCGCACATATTCTGAAACTAGTAATGGGTTCTCATATAAATTTAAAATTATAGATCCTCGTAAAATTTTAGAAAATGTATCCGTGATGCTAAAAGATTACTATTGTCCTTTGGAAGCACCTAATTTTATTAATGTAGCATCTATACTAGAGAGAGGAGTTGCTGTTTGTCCTCCCGGAATAGACACACAAAACTGGCCAAGAATAGGTAGTTGTGTAAATTTCGCTAGATCAGGTGGTGACAATGGAACCAATTTAGTATCTGCTCTTCAGGCTATACAGAGAACCTCAACAGTTTATACTACCATAGGAGAGCCACTAACATTGAATTTAGGCAATGTACTTGCTGCGTGTCCATTTTATGCTGTTACCGAGACATCTAGTGCTTCATTACTAAGTTTAATATCTCAAGCTTGCGATGAGGGAGCCTGTGATTTTACTGTGACCTTAGAGGGTTCGACCATTACGGTTTGGACTATAGATAGAACAATACAGCCTAGTTTTGGTTTAATAAGACAAATTATCGATACTGCTCAAAATAACGGAACCCTGTTATCTGGAGAAATAGGAGAAGAAGAATTATATGAAAATTCTAATAGAGTAGTTCTTGGCGAAAAAGTTAGCTATATGACCACTGTAAGAACCAGACCCAGATCATCCGTAACGCCAACCTTGATGCTTGGTTATGATCCTGCTGGTGAACCAAATAGAGCTGTTGGTCCTAATTTTAGAGCTTATATTAATATATCTCCTTTAGCTGATAGTATGGGTATACTAGCAAATATTCTTTTGCCACGCGAGTTTCCTGTAGAGGAGCAAGAGATTTTATGTGCTGGTTCGGTAGAATTATGGAAATTATATGGCACTATCCAACCCAATAGCTTATCCGCACTTTTGCAAAAAAAACTAGGTATTGCTCAAAATATGAAAACTGTTCTTCAGGCTTTCCAGAGACTACAAAAAGCAGGGAATAATCAAGCAGCATCCGATCTTAACACCTTAAATAGATCCCCCAGATTTGCTACTAAATCACCACAAGCAGTATTATATAATATGGCATACGAATGGTTTAGCTCGTGGATTAGTGAATGGTATGGTAGGAAATGGCTTATACCCATTAATTCTTTTTGCGTTTATCCTGCCGCAACTAGTAATGTAGTATCTGAGGGTGGTTCTTATTATTTATCTGATTTTCCGGTAGATGCTGGTTGGCCTAATCAAGCTAATTTATTAGGATTAACCTATGGGATAGATACTACTATTTTTGAGTCTTCTGATAATAAGCTTAGTGGTTTTATTGTGGTACCCGTATCAGAATCTATGTCTCGTAATATATATGGCAAAAATATTCCTTTTAGGCTGAGTCCGGACGGACTTTCTGGAGACTTTTTTATTAAAGGTAATTCAGCTTATATTAAAATTGATACTGATGCAGGAAGAGTATATAGAAATGGTAGACAAGCAGAGGTTTTAATTACTACTCCATTAATCGGAATGACTCCCAGATTAAACGAGAATTTGCTTTCGTTCGGTCTCACAGCCCTTGCTTGTTTGATTGATGAAGGAACACTCAAGAACATGGAACAAAGAAACATTGGCTATAGTGATATTACTAGCTCTAATATATACAAAATGGGCTTTGCTACAGCAGGTTTTGATTTTGCTAGTATTCCCATGAAAAGTAATGTTTATGTTTATGGTCCTTGGACATCTAGCGCAGGAGCAATAGGATCTACAGAGGTACTTCAGACAAATCTAAGTCCTTGGAACTATGGTAATGAGAGGGTTATGAATACTGTAGGACAAGCATTAGCAGGTAATGCTCTAAGAGTAGCAAATAAAACAGAATCAGGAAGTATGACTCTTGTAGAACCACCAGGTTATAGTATTCAGTACTTTTTAAGCGCTGGTGTTGTTATTAATAGTATTAATGTAAATTATAATAGTGGTGGGGCTACAACAAGCTATAATTTTCAAAGCTATAGTTCAAAATTTGGACAGTACGGCAAGGCTTTGTCTGATAATGTGCAAAAGTCTATGAAAGCTAGAAATGAAATCTTTACATTTGCTAAAGAACAAAGACGTAGAACTTTAGCATTAGTAAATAGTATGAGAAGCTCTTTTAGTAAGTCTACTTCTACTAATGCTTTTGACAAAAGATCCAACCTCAATACTGCTTCTCCTGGAAATGTATTAGTTGGTGGCTATCATAGTAATATTGGTGCTGATAACGAAACAAACGTTATAGAAATTGGACTTAATTCGAAAAAAGAATATGAAACATCTATACAGGGCGACAACTTTAAAAAGTTAGCTATTATGTCTTTGGATGGATTATTCACCCCCGTTTCTATTAAAGGTCGTGATGGTTCTTTACCTAGATATATGGTTAATTTTAAATATGAGAGGGGTAATTTATCTAGGAAAACTCGACCATCTATGCCTCCATTAAATAACGAACAAAATGATGAGTCAAGTGCTTTTCCTATTAATCAAACGTTTTTAAATCCTATTCTGAGTGCTAGTATGTTGAGTGAGTGGCAAGATAGAGTATTAGCGCCTAATAGTACTACTATTCAGGTTCTTGGATTTGGAACTAATACTGTAGATGAAGATATTTATGGTGGTGATATTAAAAATAAATATGATAACGAAACAGACTTTGGCTTTTATTCTCTAAGAGGTCCATTAGTATTACAGGCTTGGGGGTATGATACCGAGAACAAGCCTATCCCAAACTTGGTAGATAATCCAAACAAAGCCGCTGTTGGTGAATTTGAACACAATAACCTTCAAGATAGATTTATGTATCATTGGCTATCCAAACCTGAGACATGGCCTGTGGGTCCAGTAGATCTAAGATTTGATAGAGATCGGGGTGTGTGGGTTTGTCCTCCTCCTGATAGAATATTATTAGCTAAATTAGACGGGGAACTTAAAGCTGAGGGATGTGCTACGGCTTACTTAGTAAATAATACTCTAATGCCACCCGATTGTGAACCAGGTAATGCAGACCCGTCCTTTCATTCTAATTATAATGTTTGGGGGTCGTTTGGAGAATCCATCATGGATAACATAGAGAGTCAATATATTACGGTCTATAACTTTTTAGATAAAGTTACTATTCCTAGTGGTGAATTAATTTATGCTGTATATAATGATGATAAATATTTAGCAATACCTAAAGGTGGTGGTAGTGTTATTAAGATAGCAAAATATACGGGGGAATGGGGTAAGGATCAAGCTAAAACAGTAAATCCATATAAAGTAAAAAATGTTGATGGTGTTGATCATAAAACAAATCCTCAGAAGGCTAATTTAGAGGGGGACGCAGAATATGAGCCAGTAAAAGCATTGAATCTTTTGAGAAAAGTTAAACCTAAGGATGGATCAGAAACTTGGTGTGTGATCGCGGATATAGGATTATCTTTTCATATTGTTATTGGATTTGGTGGAAATTGTGATGACTCTATGGATGCTGGTTTGATAGCCTCTGAATTTGATCCAGGGTCCGCCGTAAAAGATATTACAATGGGAGACAGTGTTGAAGTGTTAGTGAATGAAAATGGGTGCGCAAAGTGGTGGAAAGTGAACAAAGAGGAAATGATATATGAAGCGGCTTTAGGTGATAATGGACTAGAGTTTAAAAAGAAAAAAGTACATATTTTCGTAGAAGGACAAGATGCTGAGTCTGATATTATTGAGGTTGCAACTTGTGACGAAGCAAATTCTGGTATACCACCCTCTGGTTCTCCCTAATAATTGTTTATGTGGTCGTTGGAGAGTCTTCGAAAGATATGTGTGGAAAAATCCAGTGTTTACTAGGGCTTAATAAGTAGCAGTTTTTTGACCTATTACGGATAGTTGTTAGTAACAGAGAATAAGTTAAGAGTTTTGGCGCCACCAATAGTGTCGTGCCGAAAGTACAGTTTGGACATAACATTATTTTTTGCTGATCTTAAATGTGTGCGTCATACCCACATGGAATAAACCGTCATTTGTGCTTGTCGAAAATGTAAATGCGTGCTCCCCAGCGTCCAAAGTAATTGATTTTTTATCTGAAACGGATCGCATTTCGCAACCTTTCCCTTCACCAATACTGCCAATACCTACTGAAACGCCACCAATACCCACACTAGATCCATCATAACCGAAATTTTGCAACTCAACCGCACCAGACACTTCTATCTCAATTTCTGTCCGCTTCCTTAAGAATAAACAGGCTGTTACATTTCCGTATTGAGGATTGGGGTTTTGACCCTGGCAGTTTGCAGAATCTTCAAATTTAAAATTCATTGTTATGGGCAGACTCGTCGGCAATTTTTTAGGGTCCTTGATCGACCAACCATAATTTTGAGAGTCTAATAAGCCAAATTCAGAAATGCTCGAATCATCAGAGCACTGATAGGGGCAGCAGCATGGATCGTCTGCCGAATCAGAAAGAACAAGAGACCCATCAAATATTCGCAATTTACCATCTATAAGAGTAAGCATAATTTATTTTACTGCTCCTCCTATTAAAAGAGTGCAGTTCTTAAGAATTAGTTTATCTTCTTTAACAGTAAAACTAATCAAGATTTTTCCTTAGAATATTTATGCCAACCTTTATGGGGTAAATAGTTGTTCTCATCGTCTTTTCTTTTTGGAAATAAGGTGCCTCCTTTTTTGTGCTGGCCAAAAGCTAGCAAAGCTCCACAATCGTTACACCTTAGCTCATAGTAATCATTACCTTCTACATTTCTTACCACAAAACGCAGATTATCTTTATTGCACAAGCCGCAGTATTCTTCTCCAAAGATTTCTTGGATTAGTGCCAGTTCCTTAAAAATTTCTTTTTGACCAGACCCTTCAAGCTCAAATGCTAGCTTACTATTAACATTATAAATGACTTTCATAATATATCTCCATTATTTCCAATGACTGTCGTAACCCTTAGATTCATTAGGTATAGTATCAGTATTTTGTTGGTAAGATGACAAGTTTTTGATAATGTCAACAGCGACACTATGCTCTATATTATAGATGTTTTTATCTTTGTGTCCACTTTTTTCTAGTAATTTCACCATGTTTATATCAAGTCGTTTGGCTAAAACATCCATAAAATTAAGTTGGTTATTACTTATTTTGGTGACAGAATCACCATCTGGATTATCTTCTATTTCTCTAGATAATTCATCAGCGGTAACAACTTTCCTTAGTCTTAATCCTCTTCGAAGAGCCCTACCTTCTGCCCTAGTTTCCGCAACAGCTACCGGGTGATTTCTAAAAATCTTATCACAATTTCCCCAATAAACATCCGCGGCGCCACTAACGGTTTTAGTATTTCGGTCTTTATCTCCGTTTACGATATAGGATAGCATGTGTACAACTGTGGCCCTTTTCTCATTATCTATAGAAGGAGACTGCACAACCTCAGAGAGAGAATCTATAATCTCACAATTCATAGCTATTTCGAAAACTCGACGTAAACCATCGGTAGTAGGATTACCCTCTATTTTCTCATCATCACTCAAAAGTCCCAAAACATAATCGCTCCATTCCAGATCATGATAAGTAATCTTTTTTTCCTTAGATTCCTTTATATCTTTTATTTCTTTTGTCTCTTTTCCTTTATCGGCCATTAGCAGTCTCCTATAGTAATAAGTCTATGATCAATATCTGGAAATTTCGTTTCAATTTGTTTTAAGGTTTGATATACCTGATCCCAAATCATTTTGCCTCTGGTGGGCGAGTAATCCTTGGTCTGCTTTATTCTAATCAAAACACACCCCTTGCCAAGAAGTAAACCGGTCTTCTTGTTGTCATATTTTACATTTCTATTGAGTGCGTCTTCTCCCCAAACTGGTAAAAAGTGTGATGGACCATCTACCTCTATAGCCACATTTAATGATGTAACGAATATATCTATTTGTAGCTTGGTTGTTAGTATAGATTGTTCCTTATGAAATTCCGCTTTAAAACCAGATTTGATTAATTCTGCATATAAATATTTTTCTAGCTTAGATCCTGTTTTGCTTGTGTTTCTTACCGCCTTATTCGCAGCATTAATCATATTTGCTTTTTCTTCTTCGGATAATTCTTGCCAGTGTTGCCTGGCCTTTTCTTTGCGACGATCTAATTCCTCTTCGTTCATATTTTCCCAATTGGTCAAAACACCAGAACCAATTTTTCTTTTGGTTTGTTCCGAACGTTTCAATCCTTTCGTAGGATGCTTGTGGGAGCCTGTGGACAGAGCATTTTTTTGGGCCTCACTTTTGTCTCGTATCTGAATTTTAAATTTTTTGGCGTCTCTACGAATTTTATTCGCATATGTATCATAGTCGGCAGCAATTTGTTGAAAAGATTTCTTATTTATACAATAGAGATTTTCAATTATCTGTTTTTTTTCGTCGTTAGAAAGATTATCGTATTTCATAAGGTACTGCCTATGTCTTGTATTGAAGTTATAACTCTAATTCTAGGATTATTTACTATAGTAATTGGTGGATCTTCTTTGGTCATATAAAAATATCTATTATTAGGAAAAGCTTCAGTTAGCCATATATCTTCCTCTATTTCTAGTATAACATTAGTAACTCCGGAAGCCAAGTATGCGGAATGAAATATAGGCATAAAAATATTTTCTGCTAATAAATTATTATCAGAATATAAAGAGTATGTATATTTATCTAAATTATCTGGGTTTGATAATATATTTTGTAGATCTACAAATCTTGGGTCTTGTAAAGACTCCTTACTGATCTGGTTAAAATATAGTGAGATATTAATAGGCATGTTTTTTAATGAATTTGGAGATGACATTTTTTTGTCTCATATTGTGAAAGTAAACAAAGTCTTTTGGACTAATATTAGCTCGGTTAATTGTGGATCCTGTGTCTACCAACTTATTAATGATTTCAAAATTCAATATATTATGTCTTTGATAAAATGGATCAGTTTTGATTTTAATAATATCTTCTTTGACAAGATAGAACATATTACAAAACTTGTGCTGCTGTAGATCCAAAAACATATGCTCTATTTGATTTTCTTTTGTTATACATCCTACACAGAGATCTGCTGATTTCTCTGTAGTTATAATAGTAGAGGTATCCAAGTTGTCTATACACGGAATAACTTGAGGATTAAATAAACATCCATAATCTATAAAATATACATTATCGTTTTTTGCTTCTACACATGCGTAGTATATGGGGTTATTTTGATCAGACTTTATAATCTTAGCGTTTTTATCAAAACTTTTTTGTATCTTGATAAAATCAAAACCAGCTACCACTATTATTTCAGCCCCTTTTGGTTTTTGTTTTTTTATCCATGTAATTTGATAATCTAAAAGTTTTTTATTCTGAAATACCATTAAACCTTTAGAACCAAAAGATTTCATTCCTTTATCTATATTACAAGCCAGGATAACATATGTTACTTTACTCATTTGGTTTGCCACACCTTAAAGAATACTGAACACCGTTAATGAACTTGGCCTCTAATATAGAAAATCCCACCTCTTTGAGCAGAGTTATCATCCGACCCATACTATTAATACGTGTTCGTGAGGGTGAAAAAATTAGATTGTTATATGTCTCTATATCTATTTGATTATTCAAAATAGCAGAACTTATACTATGGATATCTGCTGCTTGTATGTGTATGATACCATCATTAGCCAAACAATTCTTAATGTTTTCTAACAGAGGCTTTTGCTGCATAGTATCTATAAAGTCTAATAAGTCAAAAAGAAAGATCTCTTTTGCTTTTTTAATTTTGCTAATCTTTGTATAGTTAATATATTGCCATTCGGATGGTACTAAAGGCATCTCGGAATGGTAAATAAAATATTTGTGCGTTTTTGTTGTAGTTGTTGTCATAATTATTTAATAATTGATACAGATTTAATTAGGGAATATATCATGTCTTTCCACGCTTCCTTAGATGTGGTCTGGGTTATATCATATGGAAGAATTTTGCTGCTAGTATTTTTCCAAGATAATTGAATGCCTTTGTTAAGAGAAATTTGTTCTACAGAGGATATAGGAATAATATTATTATCTACTGTAATATTACTAGGACGGAAATCATGGTCTATTATCAGTAATGGACAATGTAAATATTTTGCTAGTTCTGTACATTTCTCTAGATGTGTTATTCTATTGTTACATATCACAACGTCTATATCTGCAAAACCAAAGTACGTGTGATCAAACTCATAAAAGTTAACGTTAACAAAACACTCAGATATAAAATATTTAAAAGAGCTGTTATCTGTAGGGGTCCATAAGATATTAATCGTATCATTATCTATGATATACTCTCTATGCAAAATAGATGATAGTATCATAAACCCCTCAACATTTCAGATACAGATTCCATAGAACATTTAATAGCTTTAATTCTTTGTTTTTCTTGTCTCATTTGCTTCTCGGTATTTGATTCTAGTATAGCTATTTCCATCTTTCTTACTAGATCCTCTAAGCTAGGTTTTTGCCATGTTTGAAATACTGTATTATATAAAAAATACTGCTTATGAGAATCTTCACAATGCTCACTAGATGATGAAACAACTAACCCACAGCCATCTTCTATTAAGTCTTCTGTTCCAGTTTTCTCGTTAACTATAAGATTGTTTTCAAAAGCGATTGCTTCTAAAGCAGCATAACCAAAACTTTCCCCTGAAGAGACATCTAGTAAACAATCTCCTTTGTGATGTAATTTTAGAATATTTTTATATGTTGTGTCTCCAATAATAACCCTAGGTTGTGTTTTATTTTTTTTATATAAAGGAAATATTGAGTTATTAATATCAGTGCATTCTTTTATGTATGAATCTGGAACAGATAATTCCGCTAAGTTTTTATGCTTAGTTTTAATAATCATATTGATATGATCATATTTTGAAGATACTATTGAATAAGCAAGCATTGTTGTGAGTATATTTTTTCTAGAAGAGAAATCTCCTAACGTATAGAAAGTAAACAAATCTTTTTTAGGTGGAGGATTAAGTTCTATAAAGCTAGACACTAATTTCAAATCTATTGGTTCTGGTATGACATGAATTGGTTTGTCTGTAATTCCACATCCAAGAACTGTTCTTTTACAAGATTGTGAACCTACTAGTAGTTCATCTGGTAACCTCAAGTATTGAGCCATATCATTGCGATAATTATATGACTCTAGATGTACCACACCAATTATAGTTCCAGATTTACCTGTATAATGAAACTGATGAGGATAGCAATGTTGTATACATACATGATAAGAGTTACTCCTGTTATGCTCCAGTTCTAAAATTTCTGATTCTATCTCAGCTTCCGGATAGATTTTAAACGCGTTATAAATTGGCCTGATACTAACGTTATGACCAGCTCTGTGTAGGGCTTGTATGTATCTACGAGCAGCATTACCCATACCACTAAACTCTCTATACGGCCCTATGTATAAAATATTACTCATTAAAATTATCTATTAAGAAAGTTATCTTTCATTTCTATTTCATTATTGCGTATTTTTTCGCAGAAAATTTTATTATTTAGGTATGTTTCCAGTACTTGTACAGAAGATTTGTGATCAAAATTACCTATGCCGCCATCAGTAGAAGCATATCCTTCATCCATATTTTTAATAATGTTTTGGATGAGAGATGTCTTGATTAGCTCAGGAGACTGTATAATATTATTAACAATCCAATAGACAAAATCCCTATTAGATAATCCATCTGGCACTTTTGCCGTAGCATTGGTGGTCATCGGCTGATCCCATATATTTTTTGGCGGCAAAGAGTCAAAAATTTCGATCATTTTATTTGCTGTTTTTTCCCAGCTATAGTTTTCTACTAATAACTCTCTAGTTTTTTTGCTAAGAGCACTTTTATCTTTTTTATCCAGAGACATCCATTTCTTGATCTCAGATATTAAATGATTATTATCTGGTATCGCTCTTTCCGCTCCCGTCTCTAACTCTTTGCATAATCTATTATTAATTTTAATACCATTTACTTTATTGGTAATTTCTTCCATGCCACTATAATTAACAGAGAAAATTGGGATCCCACAAGAGGCTGCTTCTAGTTGAGGAATACCTAAACCTTCACAGATAGCATACTGAACATAAATATCAAAGCAGTTATAAATATCGCTCAACTGTTTATTAGAGACACCATGTATAACATTAGGAAATACGTAAAACGCATCTTTCGATCCGTCTGTGTGTAAAATTTTAGGTCCCTTATACGGAGAAATAATAATATCTTTTTTATGTGGTGAATAATATGTAAATAGTACATTATTAGACACCCCAAATTCCTGCAATAACTCTGGAATATTCCATCCGTGAGTTTCTGGAAAAGAAGTATGTAAATACAAGAATATCTTTTGCGACCTACCCACATCGTTCAATAATTGTTGCAGAGACCTGAATAGTTCTGGAATAAGTTTTCTTTTTTGGTTACGCATAACAGACCCTATAACAATAGCGTCTGAAGGTAGGCCGTATTTCATTTTATGGTATGATTTTGTGTGACCCACTGGTTTAAATATTGTTGGGTCAACAGAATCCGTTACACAGCCTTGGATGTTTATTGGCCTATTTTGTTGTTTTAAATAGTTTTCAGCCCAGTCTGTGTGAGTTAAAACCACATCGGCGTTCTCGTAGGTTTTGAGCCATTCTGGCTTTTGTGGTATAGAATCTATAGTCGGGGCTACTACCCAATGATAGTATTTTCTAAGAGGTGAAGTTTCTTGGTATGCAAACATCCAATAGTCTCTAATATCAAAGACAATATCGGGTTTGAAATGCAGAACTGTTTTTTCAAATCTCCACTGACCAAATTGATTGATTGGGTTGTTTTTATATGCTTCTTTTTCTGGTGTACCATCTAATGGTTCATTAGCATAGACTCTCCAAGGAACATCATTATTCGGAAGACCTTCTTTACGATAAGAAGCAAATTCCGCTATTTCAAAATCTGGTCGTTTATGTAATGCTGTTAAAATTTCTTTTGTGTATCGACCAAAACCAGAATTAACCCCGTGATACTCAGCACACATTAAGATACGTTTTTTATTCATAGGTTTTCCTATTATAATACAAAACAAGGGGCAGTGTGAGTGCCCCAAGTTTGTATATATCTCAGAATAGTTTTAGAAAGCAACTGTTTCTTCTACTGATTCTTGCTTCTTTATCTTAGTTACTTTGGAAAAATTATTCACTCTTACCTTGAGTGTAGAATGCTTAACACCATCCTTTTCCCAACTATCGTTACGCAAACTTCCTTCGATCATTACCAGATCTCCCTTGCGGAAAGAAGAACCGATTACTTCGGCCCCACTATCCCACGCTTCACACTGAATATACGAAACAATCTTATCCCGAGTTCCGTTTGCTCTTGTAAAGTCCTTGGATACAGCAACGGTAAATGAAACAACAGAAGTTTGCTTCTCGCCGCTGTTAACAACTCGTAGTTCGGGGTCACGAGTTAGATTTCCTTTTAGTAACACAATATTCATTTCAAAGTCTCCTTCAAGTTTTCAAAGTTAAGAGTCACAATATACTTCATTATACGAAGTGTGTCGCCTGTGTCAAGAATTAAACAACGAAACACTTTTTAACCACTGGCGTACTGTTCTTGCCAGACTTTTGGCCATTAAACATTAAAACTCGTCCCGCCTCTAATAGATCCTTGTACTGTGCAAACTCTTCTGGAAATAATACAATAGAATCTAAACTGCCAAATGAATCAGAAAGTCTCAAAAAACACATTTCCTGTCCCGGAGTTTTTCCACGTTTTGTCACAATCACGCTCATATCAGCTATTTCTGCCACAATAAAAAACTGCTTATTGTTGGGAAATGTTTTAAGATCTTTACAATCCGTATTTGCATAAGATGAGTCATACAGATCTGTTTTTGTAATTGTAATAGATACGCCAAGTAAGTCTCTTTCATTATTTGAAATCCATTCTGGTTCATCAACTAAAGAATACGGAGGATTTATTGTTTGATTAATTATGCTTAATATCTTTGGTTGTCTATTTTTGGTAATTTTAGTTTTTTCTAGTAAACTTCTTAAAAGACTAGTTAGGTCTTTTGTATTTCCATTATTTAGTATTTCTAAACACTTCTCTAATTCTCTAGCTGTTAGTTCACTAATTAGGTTCAGATCAAATACCATTTTATTACGACTAATTTTCAGATAATCCATAGCTCCTGATAAAATAAGAGATTTCGCAGCGGCCGAATTAATATTCACTAATATCTTAGTTAATATCTCTATCCAAGACATCTTTGACAAATCATACTTATCTAGTAATACAATAAGCTTTGCATAAACAGACTCTCCTACGTTTTTGATATTAGTAAGCCCAAAATATATCTTTGTATCAACTATCTCAAACTCTTTATTTTTAAGTCTAAGGCTAGGACCAAACACACCAATATCCATATCTCTAGCATTGCTAATCAGCTCCGAGATTTCTTGTTGAGGATCTATTTTATCTTTTGCTAGACGCAAATATGATAAAAAAAAGATCTTCGGGAAATGTGCTTTAGCATAAGCAGATATGTATCCATTAACAGCGTAACTTATAGCATGTGATTTATTAAATGAATATCTTTGACTTTTTTCAATCCATCCAAATATCTGTTCTGCCTCATCGTTTGTTACTATACCAAGATGTTTTGTACCCTCTAAAAATCTTGATTTAACCTTGGCCATTTCTTCTGGCTTTTTCTTGCCAATAGCTTTTCTAAGCATATCTGCTTCTTGTAGATCAAACCCAGCAATCTCTTTGGTTATTTCCATAGCTTGTTCTTGATATACCATTTCGCCATAAGTATTTTTTAAAACAGGCTCTAATGACTTATGGAAATAATCTACAGACTCTAGACCATTCTTTTTGTCTATATAATGATTACTAACTGTTTTACCATCACGAACAGCTTCCAAACACCCCGGTCTCATAATGCTAATTAAAGCAGATGATTGCTCTATATTTTCTGGCATGAGTTTCTTGGACATACTTTGTCCCAAACGAGACTCTAGCTGAAAACACCCCTTAGTATTACCAGATGATATTAGTTCCCAAGTTTTAGGACACTCAAAATTAATCTGACTAATATCAAAATCTATAGATAGTAGACCAGATACCTTTTGGGTAGGAAATGAGCATCCGCAGTCAAAATTAATTGTCATTTATAAAAGAATCCTTAAATTTAACCTTCTGAGAAAGATTTCTATGAAGCTTTAAAAATCTAATCAATATTTTTGCGCAATCCTGTACATCTTTTAAAGCATCGTGAGCGCCCTCTTTGGATATACCCATATATTCTCTAATACTATCTAATGAATAGCTTTTCAGGTTAGTGCTTTCAAACCAATAAAAAACCAAGTTCATAATATCCAAAACGTCCCTAGGATGAAAAATATTACTATTCTTCTCTTTTGGTTCATAGTTTTTATACTTAAGACAAAGCCTATTTACTATTTTTAGATCGAATCTATGTATATTATAACCAGCGGCGATTGGAGCAGAAAACATACTCTTTTTCTTGCCTCCAAAACAGTGGTATTTTTCTAAATATGATACAAAAGACTTCCAAGCAACTTCTTGAGCAGGATATTCTTGCCATTGTTTATAGATCTCCTCTTCTGAGCATCCACGTACCTTGGCATGAAAACTTAAAATATCTGTTTCATACTTATAATCTGCCGTTTCTTCCATTACTTCTGGCTTACAGAAAATATTAAATTCTGAACCAGGTACAACTTCCAGTTTTACTGGATCGACTATCACAGCAGATATTTGGACCGGACTACAAAAATTTGGGTCCGAGCCATCTGTTTCCATATCAAATACGCATATTTTTTTACTTAGCATTATTTAATAATCTTTTCTACTTCATCTAAGGGTTTGAGAACAACCTTTTCCTCACTACCTAATATTTGGGCATTTTGCTGAATCTTACAGCAACTAACTCTTACTTCTGGAATCTTTACATATTCTTGATTATTGAACTTAAATATTTCACCAACCGCGACTTCATGAAATTTCATTAGAAACCCCCTTCTTAAGATATTCGGAAATGAACATGATTTTATCTAACATAGCCACGCCAAGAATGTCGAACTTTACCACACCAATGGATTCAAGGTCTTCCATTTCCATTCCGGCAATCCTTGTTTTTGTTTTAGAGTCATATATCATAGGACAGATGGTGGCAAGGTCGCTATCAGCGATAACAACGCCAGCAGCGTGTTTTGACTGATTAACCTTTGTGCCCTCTAATCTTATAGCCTGTTCAAAACGTTTGGCAAGAGGTCCTTGTAATTCATTATTTTCATCAATATAACACCATTCTTTTAGCTTATCTGCTTGATTTTCTAATGCCCATCGTATGATAGATGCGTCTCCAGTCTCATCCTTCATCTCTTGTAATTCGTCTGCAATTTTAGCTTCATCTGGTATGTTTCTAGTAATATTATTCATTTCATCAAAACTAATATTGCCATACACTCTAAGAACATCCTTAATTGCTCCGCGACCCTTAATGGTATTAAACGTAACCATTTGAGAAACCTGACTATCCCCATACTTATTTTTAATGTAGGATATTACATTTTCTCTTTTGTTAATTGGAACGTCCACATCAATATCTGGCATACTTACTCGGTCCTTGGTGTTACGACCAGAGTTATAAAATCTATCAAAAATTAAACCATATTGTAGCGGATTAATACCCGTGATACCAATTAAATAAGATACCAAACATCCGGCAGCAGAACCTCTTCCTGGTCCAGGTAGCCAATCGTTTGATCTCACATAATTGACAATATCTTGTACAATTAAAAAATAACTAGATAAGCCAGCCCCCTGTAATACTCCTAGCTCATACTTAATTCTTTCAACATATTGATCTTGTTGTTCTTTTGGTATACGATCTTGTATCTTTTGTCTCCAACCATCTCTACATAATTGTCTAAGATATTCGTCTGGAGATTCACACCCAAAAGGAGGAAGTCTGGGTCTACTAGTAATATCATATTCCTCACACATATCTGCTACTATATTAGTATTTTCTATTTCCTCCTCCGTGTGTAAAGAACTCATTTCTTCCTGAGAAAGTATATGAAAATTATCCGAAGTAAAAAAACAACCCATAGGCAGTGGATCGTTGTTATTAATTTTTCTACTAATTTCCGGCATTGTGGTCTTTAGATTGTTACATAAAAGAATTCTTTGATCGGAAGCATCTTCTTTTCTAACATAATGGGCATCCGGAGTACATACCACTGTAGTATTCGTATACTTACCTAAAGCCCTAACAACATCCGTTAATTGCTTTTGTATAGGAGTATTATCACAATCCATCAACTGAGCCTCAAGAATAAAATTCTCTGCCCCAAAGATATCTTTTAATTTACCAATCTTTTCGACACCGATATTTTTCCAGTCTGGATTTATCTGATTATTGTCAACTATTTGATCGGCTAATAATGATCCCAGGTGACCGCACATTCCAAGCATATTGCCATCACAAAACTCTGCTAGGGCCTCTAGCGTTAGTCTAGGCTTGTGATAATAAAAGTCTGGCCTGTTGGACTCTGAGACTAAACGAATGAGATTTTGCCACCCTTTGAGGTTTTTGGCCAATACAATAAAATGGGTCAATTCTTTATTAGACTTATCTTTGATTTCCACGTTTTGATCACATAGATAAAGCTCACACCCCAATATAGGCTTTACCCCCACAGATTTCATCTCTTTAAAGAACTTAACAGATCCTGCTATATTGCCGTGATCCGTTAAGGCGCAGGCCCTAGCTCCAATTTCTACACATCTCTCGGCTATTTTAGAAGACTTACTAAGGCCATCTAGCAAAGAGTACATAGAATGACAATGTAGAGGTATATAGTTTTTCATTCTGCACTTCCAGGCGCCTTGTATTTTCCAACACTATACCCCGGGACAGTGTATTCGTCAACAACATTCTTCATGCCTTTGAGTTCAATATCGTGTCTAACTTGTTCGCATTTGGTCATTGTTTTATCTTTATCACAAACCTGTCCGTCTCTATATTCGAGAATAGGTAGTATATTAGAGTTCTCAAATGTGCTTTTACCAAAATGACACAACTTATTGCATTTCCATGTTTTATTTAGTTTTGGCCTTTGACTATTCTTTATAACTTCAAACTTTTGCCTTAACATATTTTCGGTTTGGGCAAGATCTGGCTTATCAAAACATACAGAAAATGCACCACCATCATTCACAAAATATATAGACACCATACAATGCTCCATGTTTGGATATAGATGACTAATGGCATAATGGTATATTCTTAATTGTGGATCGTTTTGTAATTTTTCTAGGGTCTTCTCCTGTCCCGTCGCCCAGTCTAATCTACGACCAGTTTTATAATCAACAATTTCTATAGTGTTGTCGTTCACCCTAGTAATTAAGTCTATGGTTCCCTTAATAGCAAGATGTCCTTCCAGAACACCTTCTGGAGTATCAAACTTATATTTTGACCAAGGCTTAACTATCTCAATATCGAAATGTTGTTCTGGCTGTAAAATATTGCTGTTTCTTGGATCAAACATACCATTATTGTATTCCAATGCTCTATTAACCCACGCATGACAGTCTTTATAGTCTTTAACCTCCCATTCATGGTGGGTAAATCGACTAGTATAATAATAATAAACTTTTTCTATAAGAGTATTAAGATTATATTTGTCTACATTAACTTCTCCAACAATATCGTCTACAAAGGATTTCTTATTGTTTTGTTGAGTAAGTTTAACATAAGCTAATATCTCCATAACCTTATGGAAAATTGTGCCTTTATCAGCCTTTTTATTGGATGGGGAGCGATGACCTAGAATATACTCGATAAAAAATTGCTGTTCGCACATAGAGTGTGTGCCATAGCTAGATGATCGGAGGTATGTAATTATCATAGTATTCTGTTTCTTGTTAAAAATTTGAGTATTCTATTATTTTTTTCTTCATTGGTCAAATAGCTATTATGTATAATATAACTAAATTTAGACCAGTCGTAATATTCTGGATCTAGAGCCTTTTCACTATCCGAATCAGAATCAAAAGGATTTAGATCAAGCCTAATAACGTATCCCCCACTATCTAATATGGCATCAGACTCGTTAGGAAATCTACAGTCCACAATAATAGCTAAATCAAACTTTTCTCTAAATATCTTGTTTAGAGTAGCTTCCACCCAAACCCGAGTCTTAATCTGTCTAAAGATATTAGTGCCAATAACCTCCATAGCTCTTCTGGCAGTTAGTTCTTCGCCGTTCCACAACAAATCAGTCATGGTATTTTTATCGTCGTCAGAACCATAACATTGTGTATGGGTCATACCTAAAATATTAATACATATGTCTTGCTTTAATGGGTCGGCAAAACTATATATTTTATGAGATAGTGTGATATTATTATTATCGATAAAAGAACTGACAAATTCTCCAGCAGTGCTTTTGCCGGATTGTTTTCTTCCAGAAAACGCTATAATCTTAGTCATATAATGCTTTCTATTTTGGGTTTAATCTCATTCTGAATTTCATCAATAGACATTTCTGCTACATCTAATTTTGATATAACTATTCTATTAACCTTATAGGTATTTTTACATTTATCTTTTATAGTTTCCGCTGCTTTGTGTCCAGCCTCATCATTGTCTGTTAAGACTATAATATTCATGGCTCCTGATCCGTCTAGTATGATTTTTTGCCTATCACTCAAAGAAGATCCAAACATAGCCACAGAGTTATGTATACCAGCTTCTTCTAGTCTCCAAACATTACCCGGACTTTCTACTAAAATAACCTTGGTACTTTCTAATATGTTCTGTTTTGCAAACCAGAAATTATACAAATGGTTTTGACTTTTGAATTCATAGTTATGTTTCCATTTAGAAAATTTCCATTTTTCTGATGTGCTTGGGCACGGGTCTGCTGGATTGTGGTGGGTGCCACATTCACTACACTTTTCCCAAGTGCTTCGTGCCGTACATCCTACCAGATATTTATATTCGTGATCATATATAGGAACCACGGCTCGACCAAACATTTCCTTATTGGGATTATTACAAAATCCTACATCATATCTATCTAGAATCTCTTTAGAGAATCCACGACCTATAAAATATTCACAAGGCATTTTCAATGTTTTTCTGACCTGATTCCGTTTGATGGTGGCAATAGACTTGTCCTGTGGAGCAGTAATATTATTAACTATACTAGCAAACTTAGCTTTTTCTATCTCGGACCTGTTTACTTTAACATCATCTACTTTATGATCTAAAAACCCCTCCACAAACTGTATGGTTTCTCTAAAAGTTACTGTTTGATCCCCCGACTTGCACCATCCATATTTCTTATTGGACAATACCCCTCTAATGAATCCTATAATAGATGCCTTGAACACCTTTTCGCAATTGTGGGTTCTGCATTTCCAGTTCCCCCTATAATAGTCACCTTCTGGGTAAATATTAAAAGCAGTAATATTATCTCCGTCATGAATAGGACATTTACCCACCATCATTTTACCATTATTCTTAATATCAGAAGATATCCCAAGAAACTCTAATAGTTCCTCGATATTATCACACAGTTTATCGCAAACTACCTTAAGTTGATTTTGATTATACGAACGGAATTGTTTCTGTATTGCCATTATCGTTTTCTTCAATATTAAATCCGTTGGACTTTTTGTCTTTACGAATATTATTTGCAATTTCTAGTTTAGTACGACCCTCAGTAATCTTAGCACACCAACCCTTCATATAGCAATTAATATAATCATTATCATCCAATCCTCCTCCATGTCTACTGATGAGAGGAATGAGTTTTCTATTACCTTCTGATGGACCATCTTCTGCGATTTCTTCGTCACTTTTTCTTTTAAAGATACTAAAGTTACTACATAGCCAAATAATTCTATCTGAACCAGATGCGGTATCTGTGCTTTCTTTGGTAATACCATCTCGATTTAACTGTATAAATGCAACAATAGGCACTCTATATCTTACAGCAAAATTATGTAATGCAGTCATCATGAAGCCTAGAACCTGATATTCTTTCATATCTTGACTCATTCCAGTGCTATCCATAAGCTTTAGATAATCATAAAATATAACACAATCCTTAGCTGTTCCATCGTTATTTAATCCAACCTCTTTTACTAGCCATCTTCTCATAATTGCTAGTTGATCCTCGAATGGTTTACCTGCAATACTCTTATGGTAAAGTTT